TTTAATTCTATCAATTAAATCTACTTTGTATTCGTTTGCATACAATAATGCTTCATCAATTTTCTTTTCTAGTTCTTTGTCTTTTTCTTTTAGTGGTTTTAAATTTACTGGAGGCGTAGCTTCAATGGCGTCAAGCCTTGAATTAAACTGGCCCCAGGTGTAAAAACCACCACCGATAGCACCAATAACTCCAAGCAGTGCCGCATATGTACTAAGTTTTTCAATTATTTTCATTCTTCATAGCCTCCAATTCTAATTTTAATCTATTAGTTTTGCTCTGTGCTTTTTGTAGTTGTACCTTATGTACTTCTACAGGGTCGTTTTGTGTGTAACTTGCAAGAGTTACGCCACTATAAATATCTTTATTATAGACGCCTAGGTCTATTTGATTAAATAAATCCATACTTTGGTCTGTGTATATATCTTTTGATTTATAAAATTGTGTTTTATTGTAGGCGTCTAAAGTATTGTTCTTAAAAAATAAATCCTCTTTTGTTAAGTTTTGAGTTGTTTCTTTTGTTACTTTAGCTATTTGTTTTGCTATTGCTTTTAAATTCTTTTTTAATTTTGTTTCTACCTTTGCAACATCTGTAGCAATCCTGTCTTTGGTGTCCACTTCTTCCGACTGTATATCTTCTTGCTCTCCACTATCTTCTGTTGATACTTCGGAGTCCTCAGATTCTGTGCTATTGGGTTCTTCTTCTTCTGTTGTTTCGTTTGTTGCAACTTCTTTTTCCTCTTCTACTGGTTCTGACTCAGTAACTTCCTCCACTGTCTCTGTCTCATTTTCCTCAATCTCTGGAACGCTTTCTTCCTCCGTTGAGATATCTTCCAATGGTTCCTCAAACTCTTCAAAAGATTCTTCAGTAAGTTCATCATTGAACTCCTCCTCAGTTATCTCTTCAAAAAATTCTTCAGCAGTTATGCCTTCGTCTTCAAGAAACTCCATGAACTCTTCTTCCATGCCAGTCTCTTCTAAAAATTCAGTAAAGTCCTCCTCAAATTCTTCTGTGAATATTTCTTCTGTCACCATCATGGGTTCAGAAAATTCTTCTTCAAAAAATACCATTTCTATCTCTGGCATTTCTTCAAAAACCTCCATGTCAAATTCTTCTATTGGAGGTAGCTCATCTATGTATATATCATCAAAAGCAAAATCTTCTTCAAAAGGTATAGTAAATTCTTCTTCTGGTATAAAAAAATCTGGTAACTCAGTAATATCTTCGTTTATCCAATCAAAATCATCTGGTATATTTTCTACAATATCTTCAATATCTTCTATTACTTCATCATCAATAGGGTTGTACTCTGCACTATTGTAGGTCATTGTCATCTTTGCACCTAACAAGTTTGGCCCTTGTCTAGATTGATTAGTATAATTACTATCTGTGCCAGTCCACGACCAATCTACATTGTTTGCACCTACACCTAAATAAATAATTCTATCATTGTACTGACCACATGCCGTGGCTACTGCACCAGATGAACCTGGATACCCATTACAATTACCTTGAAAACCTGTTACTTCTGTTCTTGTTTGTGATACAGTTGATAGTGTATTACCACTATTATCTTTTAATACTACAGTTGTAGTGTGAGAATCATTTGCACCACCTTTAGATTCACAATTACCTTGTGTGCTTTCACAGTTTGCTACATCCACATGACTATCTAATGTAACACCATTATCTAGCATTGATTGTGTTATAGTATTGCTGTATAATTTTATATCATCAGCACTTACTGTTGCAGTTCCTGTAACTTCAAAGTCACCACCTACACTGTACTTGTAACCACAGTTAGCTTGATTTGTTGGGCACGTAATTGTAAATCCATTTAGATTGCTATTATTAGTTACGTATCCAGAACTAGCACCAGGATTTATTTGGTCTGTGCTACTAGAGCCCCAGTCTACCCCATCATTTGCATTTGGTAATAGATTACCTGTTGTTACAGTTTGTGCATTACCAATGCTGTAAAGACACAGAAAAGATATAGCTATTGAAAGCCATATCCCATAATATAAATATCTCATTCTCCGTGTACGTTAATTATTCGTTCTTCTTTTGTTTCTAAATCTGTTTCAATAATTATATCGTTAAGGTCTTCTTCTTCTTTTAATGTAGCAAGCTCTGCTTCTTTTCTAGCTTTTTCTTCTGCTAGTTTTCTAGCCTCTTCTTGTCTTGCTATCTCTGCAAGTTCAGCATCAATACGAGAACGTATTTCTAATTTAGATATATATGACTCATAGTCTGGTCTTTCAATATCATATTTATTCCATTGTTCTAATGCTTCTTTACCAATCTTACCTTCAAATGGACAAGGTGTTCCTGCCATTTCCATCGCAAAAAATACTCGCTCATCTTGACACAAAATTGACACAGCCGCTACCTTCATACCGTAGTCATATAATACTTTAGATAATTTTATTCGTTCACAGTTAAGGTCACGAACATGCTTACCGCCAGACAACCCAAAACCAAGAGTAGATACAGAACCACTAACCCCCATGCTACAAACATCTTGAGACATAGCCGAATAGGAAGGGGCGTTAGCTGAGTTAACGGGTATATCTGACCCATTTGTAGTGCTATTATTGGTGGTTGTGTTTGTTGTCGTGTTTGTTTGCCCATCGTTGTTGTTAGTTGTAGTCGATGTATACCCTCCTGTGATTTGCGTGTTGCTACCCGAGGAGTTTGTTTGTGCGTTGTTGTCATTTGTAGAATCCCCCCATGCTGATGAACTTATACAAAGTATAAATGTTAATAAAAATGCTAGTAATAAATTACTTCTTAACAAGACTTCCTCCAAAGTACAATCCTACTATTGCAGACATTAAGTGTGTATCTAATGGAGTTATAATTACACCTGCAAATGCTTTATCCATTAATACTTCTTTCTGGTCTATTAAAAATAAAAAGC